CGGTCTCCGTCGCGGTAGGGGTTGATGTGTCGGGCTTCTTTCATGGCGTCGAAGCGGCCGTAGCGTGCTTCCATGAGTTGTTTGCCTTCCTCGTAGGCTTGGATGGTTTCCGGGTTGGTGCGGGTGAAGGGTTCCACGGTGTCGCTGATGGCGTTGACATGCACGTTGGTGAAGCCGGCGGCTTCTAGGCGTTGCTGGATGGTGAGTGGGCTGTGGGCTGGCGTGTGGGCGGTGAAGCTGACCTGCATTATTCGAGGTTCCTTTCCGTGAGTCGTTTGGCTATGGTCTCGCCGAGCGGGGTGATCTGCCATCTTCCCCATGTGACGTGTTCGATGCAGTCCCGCACCTCCAATGCCTCGAAGGTGCGCTGGTGGTTGCGGTCGAGCGGGTAGGCGCTGCCGTTCTGCCAGATTTCCAATAGCAGTTCTCGCATGGCCGTGGTGAGTCTGATCCGTTCGCTCATGTGAGGTCTCCCGTCGTGTCGTCGAGCACCTGACAGGTGATCGCGTCGATACGCCCGCTGGTTTTCACGGTCAGGCACAGGCGTTTCACGTCGCCGGTCCGCCGCACCTCCTGCGTGACGGTCTGCGCGGGCTGCTCGCCGAGCGGGGCCTGTTCGCCGAGCCCGTAGCCGACGGCCAGCGCCGCGGAACTAGCCACGATGATGGGCATGATCCCGACGATCACGGGTCTACCGTTCCTTCTCACTGCATTGCCTCCATTCCGTTGATAAAACTCCATGCGCTCGCAGCCACTTGTTTCCACCATTCGAGCTCGCGGTCGGCGATGCGCTTGCCGCTCTCGTACACGATCGGGCGCTCGCCGTTGTGTTCCCAGAGGTTGAGGGCGAGCCGGCCGATCCATCGGAGCAACGCGAGGGTAACCGGGTCGCGAAACTTGCCGTCGATGAGGCTGGGATGCGCCGAGTAGATGATCGTGCAATCGCTGTCGGTTTTGATGGCGCCGAGACTGACGGTGGTGCCATCGCTTTGGTCGCACATGATCCTGATGCTCGTCATGCGAGCGCCTCCGTCCGTGCGGCCATGATCGCCAACAGCGCCAACCGCCGATACTGCTCTTTCGCGTCCGGGTTCAACTTCGGCCACAACGGCTCCACTTCCTCGAAGCCCATGCCCGACGTACCCGTATAGACGGCGAGCGCCGCCGCGTCGATCTCCCTATCGGTGATCTTGCGGCATACGCCGGCCCTGTACGCCTTGCGCGACGCGAGGCACTGGCCGAGACTGGTGATGCCGGTCGGGCGCTCGCCGTTGTCTGGGTAGGGGTAGCGTTCCTCGATCTCGTTGGTGATGATGCTCATCGTGTTCCCTCCATCGATTCGTATGCTTCAAGTACTTCCGTCAGGCAGCGTTCTTTGATGGAGGTCGTTTGGATCAGCGGGTTGTTTCCTTGCAGCGTGGCGTCGAGTTGTGCCTGGCGTATGTCGGCGAGCTGGGTTTCGAGCCATTGGTGGAAGCTCATCGTGGTTCCTTTCCTGTGTGGTCGTCGGCCCTTGTGGTGGTGTGCATGCTTACCAGTCCTTTTCGAGTTCTTGGCAGTCGGGGCAGATGGATGACGTGGTGTCGGTGAGCGGTGCGCCGCAGATCGCGCAGATGGTCGGATCGTTGGCCGGTTCGGGTCGGTGGGCTGCTTCCAGGAGGCGGCGGATGAGTTCGATGGTCTGCGGGGCGGGGGTTGTGGTGTGGGCGCTCATTGCTTGTCCTTGAGTTTGATGTGTTCCCAGTCGCATGACGCTCCGCCGGAGTCGGAGAAGCATCGGACGGCCGCGCTGCCGTCGGGCAGTTCGTACCAGCGGACGTATCCGGGGTCGGGGTTGTTCACGGTGCCCTGGCCGCAGCCTTTGGGTGTTTCTCCGCATGCCGTGAGCGCGAGGATGGCGAGGATCGCCGTGAGGGTTGCGGGTATTCGTTTGCGGGGGTTCATGATCGGGCTCCTTGGATGCCGGCTCGCATGATGTCGAGGTAGTTGGCGTAGTCGTTGCGGTCTCGGCGGATGCAGTCTTGGACTCGGTGGGTGCCTGCGTGGTTTTGGTAGGGGTTGTGGTCGAGGGCTAGGTCGCTGATCCGGTAGGTGCTGAGGTCGAGTTTTCTGTGGTTGGTGAGCTGGCGGAGCCAGTCGGGGTGGAGATGGGGGCCGAGCTGGTTGGTGAGTATGTCGATGTCGTAGTCCACGTTGGTGCCGGCCGGGTGGAGCACGTACTGGGATGCCTCGGTGTTGAGGAATTCGCTTAGGTTGCGGGCCACGTTCGCGTATCCGTATTCGTTGGGTTCGGTTTCCATGACGGTGTCCAAGAGCCCGTTGTCGAGGTGCATGCGCAGCACGTATGGGTCGAGGCCGTAGAGGCTCACATCGTCGGGGCGGACGGGGCTGATGAACCGGCCGCCTTCCTCGGCGGCGTCGAGGCTGGTGACGATCATGCCGATTTCGAGGATTTTCGCGTCGGTGCGGCTGATGCCGGTGGTTTCGGTGTCGATCCACAGGAGCATGTGGGGTTTCTCGGGCGGTCGGGGCGGGTCGAGCGGGATCGACCGGCCGCCGACGGTGAGGTTCCTGACACTGGTGTTCATTCTTGGATTCCTTTCCTGACGCTGACGGGTCAGAACAACATCGATTCGTGCATCTGCCCGTCCAACTCACGCAAGATGCGCACGCTCGTGGCCCAATACGTCTTCTTCAGTTCGATCGACAGGCCGCGCCGGCCGAGCTTGACGGCCTCGTACACAGTCGAACCGATCCCTCCGAACGGATCGAACACAAGCTCACCCCGGTTCGACCACAACCGGATGCAACGGGCGATCAGATCCAGCTGCAACGGCGAGATATGCCGTTCATCATCGGAATCCTTCGCCAGCCGGGCGTTCAGCACGTCGCCCTGCTTGATGTCCATCCACACGGGGCACACATGCCGCTCCGATCCAAGCGTCTCGTCGTGCCCGTAGTCGAACCAGATCGGGGAAGCCCATTGAATCCACTCGTCGTTCGTCACGTCCGTCTTGACGGGCACGGGATTGTCGCCCGGCTTGCGGAACAAAAGCACGTAATCCGCATACGCGGGACGACTCATCGCGGAATCCTTGTTCTTCGTGGTGAACATCAATCCCTGCGCCTTCGTACGGATCGCCTGAGCCTGCGGATCCTTCCACACGCACACCTCACCGTGGTAGATCCACCCGGCCGACTCGTAGTCACGGATCACGTCGCCACGAAAATCATGCGTGCCCACATACCCGAACGACGACTTCGTGCGACTCAACTGCGTGCAATGCACACACGCCAACCGCCCCGGCATCGTCACACGCAACAACTCGCGGATGATATACCCATACTGCTCATGAAACACGTCCGCACTATGGTTATTCGACAGATCACGGATCGAATCGGAAAACGTGAACAGACTCACGAACGGCGGCGACGACACACTCAACCCGACCGAATCCGCCTCGATCTCACCCATGCGCTCGCAGCTGTCGCCGAGCCAGAGCTGCCAGTCGTTGCCCTTGGCCTCGTCGGTGGTGTATGTTTCGTCGATCATGTCATGCCGCCTTTCTGTAGTTGCGTGTTTCGTTCATGGTGGCCACGAGGTCGGCGCTGAGCATGGTCGCCTCGTGTTCCTTGCGTTGGATGTTGGCCGCGATCTCGCTTTCGAGGTCGGAGCAGACGATGTGCACGTCCACGACGTGGCGCTGCCCGAATCGGTAGCATCGTCGGATCGACTGGTAGTAGGATTCCCAGCTGTCGTTGATGCCGCAGAAGATCATGCGGTGGCAGTTCTGCCAGTTGAGGCCGAACGCGGCCATCTGGGCTTTAGTGACGAGTACGCGGATGTTGCCGTCGGCGAAGTCGAGGAACGCCCGGGCCTTGTCCTCGGCGCTCATGCTGCCTTTGACGTTCACCGCGCCGGGGATGAGTTTTTCCAGCCGGTCGGCCTCGTCGTTCAGCCCGCACCAGATGATCCATTGGTCGTCGGGGTGCCGGTTGACGAGTTCGACGCTTTTCGCGACGCGCGCGTCCAGCGTTTCGCGGCGTACGCGCGAGCGTCCTCCCACGCCGCCGATGTCGGAGGCGAACAGCTGCCCGTCCGGCACGGATCCCCGGTATGGTACGTAGTCGGCGTCCACGTGCAGTCCGGGCAGTTCGAATCCGGCGTCGCTGCCGCCGATGTCGGATGGTTTGCGCAATGCGATGGCCCATTGGGCGAGCCATCGCATGAACGCGGTTCGGCCGTGTCCCTTCAGCCGCCATCCGCTGCCCTTGTCCGCGCCGAGGTTGTTCGTGAAGTACGTGGCGAGGATCTCCTGTCGGGTGGAGTGTCCGAGGAATTCGGCCTGCGAGGTGAGTTCCTCGGGGTCGTTCGGCGCTGGGGTCGCGGTGCATGCCAGACGGTGGCGCACCGGTTTGAAGTGGTTGATCAGCATGGTGCGGGTCTTGCCGGTGGATTGTTTGAGGATCGACGCCTCGTCCAGGACGACCGCGTTGAACATGTCGGCGGGGAACGATTCGACGCGTTCGTAGTTCGTGACCCATACGCCGTCGCCTGTGATCTCGTCGGGTGTTCTCACGTAGGTGGCGGTCAGGTCGAGCTTGCGGGCTTCGCGGCATGTCTGCTCGCATACGGCCAGCGGGGCGACGACGAGCCTGCGCCCGTCGAACCGGCGGGCCCATTCGAGCTGCATCATGGTCTTGCCCAGTCCGGTGTCGGCCCAGATCGCGGCTCTGCCTACCTTGAGCGCCCATGAGACGATGCGTTTCTGCCAGTCGAACAGTCGGGGGTGGAGCGTTCCCTCGGGGACGTCGATGCCGTCGGGCGGTTCCGTGTCGCGTTTGCGTTTCAGG